GAGAGACGCGCGAATCGGTAGGACTCGAATCCAGCTGCCATGATGGACAGCCAGGGGAAGGTGTTTACAAGCCCCGGGTTCAGCGGGAAGCCCCCAGTGGCGAAGGGGGACGTGAAGCCGGGGGTGCCAGTGTAAACAGGCGAGAGCATCTCTCGGTGAGAGAGCGTGACAGAGAGGTTGCCTCCTTTCCCGCTTGAGCGCACACGCGGCGCACGGGTGGTGACACTGCGTACGCGCGCAGCTGGGAGAGAGCGGCCCGGGCCAGATCGCTGCTTGCGGCGAGCAGGCTGGCGCTGGCTCCTGGGCTGGGACCGGCGGGACATGACGTGGTCGTGTTCGGCGGGGGCTCGGAGGTTGGAATGTTGCTGAGCAACAATGTTCTTCGTAGTAAGGAAGGGTTGAATTGCGATCCCCTCCATGCAGGGGGCCTTCCTACTACATCACAGCATGGCTGGAACTTTTCACCTAGCTGGGATTCCAGAGTGGCCTAGCTAGGGTTCACGGGGTTAGTTGTATACATGTGGCAAGGTTACATTACAGTGGCGTGTTCCACTTTGAGTCTATCACGGGCGGGAGTGAGGATATTTGAGACTGCAGGCATTTCTGCCTCTCCGTTCCGCATTTGCGGCGCCTAGTGGCGCCGCGAAGAGCCCGGGCGCTTGCCCCGGGGCTTGCCGCGAGCGGCTCGGGCGCGCGCTCGATCTGTGCGCTTGCCCGGCTGGTTGACGCTGTCGTCCGACTTCGACTCCTCATCACTGGTGATGACGAGGTCGTCCGTGACCATTGTGCGGCCCTTGACGGGCTTGGGCTCCGGCTGGGGCTCGAACCCTGGGCAGGCCATGAGGTCGTCCAATGAGACGCACCCGGCCAGCCACTCGTGGTAGCCAGCGGCGTCAAAGTGCGGCATGGAGGCAGCGGCGTAGGCGTCCGCCCAACCACCCAGGGGGAGGTCGTTTGGGAACTGCTCGCTGTCCGGGAGGTCGGGGCGGTGTGACCAGTTTGCCAGGCGCCGGTCGACTGTGGAGATGTCAGGGATTTCCACGAGTGCGGCGACGGCGCGTGCGAAGGAGCCGAGGAGGGGCGTGTTGGCGTCTGTCAGCATCAGGCCACGCACCTTCTCCACGAGCTTGTCCATGGGCGTGATGCCGGTCAGCGTTTTGCCAAGGTGCAGCTTCCGCATCTGGCGCGGGATGTCTGCGCAGCTGTTGGCGTCCCCGTAGAAAACGGAGGGGCCGTACTGGCGCGAGAAGAAGGTGACACCCGGGTCGCCGGCTTCGACGCGGTCCACGGTCAGGTTCAGGCCGAGGTCCGCGGCGGCACGGGCGTAGATCACTGCGTCTGCGTCACCCGTCATGCCGTCGTCCCCCCCGTACTGTCCCTTGGTGCAGATGTGCTCCCAGGCGGCGTCCGCCTCCATGAAGCTCCCGCCCACGCGTGTCCGGCGCATAGCAAGGAATGCTACGAACGCGTTCACAATGGAGTTGAAGATGGAGGTCTCGGGGGAGCCTGAGGCCCTGGCGAACATCTGCTCGAAGTGCACGCCGAAGCGCGCGCTTGCCTTGTTGTTATACTGCGAGGAGAGCAGGTCAATTATTTCGGCGTGGTGGCGGTGCTTGAACGCGCGGAGGGTGATGACCTTCTCCAGGGCGCGGAGGAAGTCGCTCACGGTGCCGTCGAAGCGTGAGAAGTCAGTCAGCAGCATGTACTTGGACTTGCTACACGCATCGGTCACGCGCTGCGCCGTCTGGCGCGGCGTGGCGCCGAAGCCGTACCACGGGGCCTGCTTCAGCAGATCAGACAGCGGGTACATGATGCGCGAATAGCACACCTTGTCCTTGCTGTTGATCATGGAGATCAGGCGGGGGTCCTTTGCGTCGCCGTAGGACTCTCCCTTCACAAACACGCGCAGCTCTCGGGTGGGCTCGCCCGTGACGATGCCCTCCTCGATCAGCCGCCGCTGTGTGGGCCGCGCTTGGCGGTCATACACATCGTCCATGGGGCTGGGCTCGAGCTGGTGTGGCCGCGGCACCAAGCGTTCGGCGAACTCTGTCACTACGCGGAGTAGGAACGGGGTCGGCTCGACGTGAGGGGCGCGGACTTCGGTGACGCGCCCGGCGACACCCGCAAGGATGTTCATGCGGGTGACGTCGGGGCAGAAGGCCGAGGAGCAGAGGGGCCGCATAAATGCTGCCATGCTGGGGCCCGCGTCCTGGGACCAGCCCTCAAGGCCCCCATCTGATTTGAGGGAAGTGAGCTGGTACCGGCGCGGGCCGGGGCCAGCGTACGAGACGCGTGCGGGGACGGAGTAGTCCTCGGTGGCGCGCAGGTACGCGGTCAGGATCGGTGCCGCATGCACCGGTGCGCCCTTGAGGTAGGACGACACTGTGGGAATGGCGAGGGTGTGTTTTCCCAGGCCGGCGACAAGCCGCAGGGCGCAGTCGACCGCAGCAGTTGTGCTGGCCGATGAAGCGTCGCCTACGACGGCAGTGCTGATGATGCACTCGGAGTCGCGTTGCGAGCTCATGCGCACGAAGCCGTCCATGACGGGCTTGAGGCGCGTGAGGTCGCGACCCCCCAGGGCCGCAGCTTCGTAAGCATCGCGGCCAGTCCAGCGGCCAAGCTGGGTGAGGAGGATCAGGTACCGGCTGTCGGAAACCCGACGCCGGTCCACGCTCCACACACTCGTCACGTCGCGTATCATCGCGACGCCCGAGTCCTGGGCCGGGTTGGCAGAAAGCCTGCCAGCTGGGCCCGGTGTGTAGAGGGACGGAAGGCGCAATGCGCCAAGCAGCTTCTCAACAGTCTCGGCTAAGCCGACGGACGCGAGAACGCGCGCCCAGAAAGTTGAGTAGCTGCTGCGGATGACCAGGTTGTCACCTGACCAGTCCCAGAGCTCGTGCCGAAAGCTGCCACCACCGGTGACCTGCACGTTAATGTGCTGGTCATCGTCAAAGTAGTAGGAGCTGTTCTCCATGCTGGCGCCAGCTGTCTCAGGGGACAGCGTGTACATCATCACGGGTTGGTTGCACGCGCTCAGGTAGGCAGGCATGTCCATGTAGTAGTCAACATCTGTGATGCTGACTAT